AAAAACATTGTCCTCGGAAATACATTTGTACGGCAAATCAATCAGCGGACACATGCTATTGCCGGCAAGAGATACTGCGTTCATTTTGACGGTTGCACTGACGATTACGATGTCACCAATCGTCTTATATGTACAGTTTGCACTTTTGATTTTATCCGCGACGGTTGAATAAGGTGTAAGTGTTGATGTTCCGCTTTCAATATTTGACGAATCGTATTTAGTTGCCAAGGCGGTTTTATCGGCTTTAACAAGCAGAGCGCTGTAAACCGTACCGCTTGTGAGATAACACGGGCTGTTATTTTTGGGCTCGCTGTCGAACGGCATTGAATTGAGCTTTTGGGCAAGTTTTTGGTCTGTTCTTTCCTTCGTATATGCGTCCGTAATTCCGTACCCTGCAAGTGTAGTTGACTTATTGGCTTTGTTTGCAAGATTTGCGTCGGCCGTATCAAGCCTTGCTCCAAGTGAATCATGACTGCCTCTTGCTGTGGCTATTTCGGATTCAAGTGCAATTGCTCCGTTTGTAGCCTGTTCAATCCCCTCATCCATATGGTTGAGGTTGTCGGCATTAAGAGCAGGAACAGATCCGTTCACAAAGACAATTTTATTGTATTTGTTCATTTTCTTTTATTTCCTTTCCTAATCGTTTTTCGCCCTTTGATGTGAGGGTAGTTATAAATCCGTTCATTTTCTTATTGAACACAAATGTTTCAATTGTCGGCAAATCTTCAAACGGAGTTTTAATTGTGTACTTATCGCCTGCCTCAAGCCACCAATACAAAAACAGCTTAATTTTTGTCGGGCGGTATTTATACACATCCCCAAAGAAATTAACAGAATTATATTTTGTGCCGATATCACTTGCTGTTGTTCTGCACCTCATCAAAATGTTATCGGAAACATACCACGAAAAATCGTTACTGTTGCCATACAAAAACACTTTTTTATCAGCAAACTTAGCACTGTACATACGGATAGGCTCAAGTTCGTAATCTTCAAAGGATAAATCTTTGTACGAATCGATTGTTTCAACGGAAGATTGAGAATACAGCCTTTTAAAACGCATTTTTCCGTCGGCATCTATAACGGCAAAGCTCAAAGTTAATTCTGCATAAGCTTGGATTAAATCTGACAAGGTAATGTCCTTTATAACCTTTTCCACGCAGGTATCATCAAATTTCAGCGGTACACTAAAGATAGATAAGCTCGGCGGTGAAACCCCTGTAATTGCATAATCTTTGGCAAATTCTGCGATTATTGAATAAAAGCTCTTAAAATTATCGTCTTTTTGATAGTGCGCATAACCATAGTTCTCTTTGCCTGCAAACCACAAAGACATATCCACCTTTGACATATCATAAAAAGCGTCATAGGCTGTGATTTTGACGATGTTACGCTGTTTTTTATCTTTTTGAGCCGACTGAATTTTACCGTAGAAAACAGGACATTCAACCGTTCCTATTTCGACAGGACAAATAAGAGTATCTGACGGGTACAAATCATCTGACGGATACAGCTCAGATTCAAGATATGTTGCCGTGATGATGACCTGTACCGTCTTACCTATCAAAGCCGAGCAATCATAATCAATGAGTTTTACGCTCATTTCAGAGGCTATGCAACCGCCGAATTTCAATTCTTTTTCAACGATTTCATTTTCAAGCGAAAAGCTGTCAAGCACGATACTTTCATCTGTTATATTCTCAAAACTGCCGTCGGGAGAGTGCAGAGTAACGGTGTTATAAAGCGTGTTAGTTTTCAGCTTATCAGCAATTTCTTTAGATACAAGCATTTTTAAGAATCACCCCTTAATACTCAATCAGTTCAACCGTAATCGGCTGATAGGTTATGTCACTTTTTTCGGCGGTCATTACGGTATACTCAATATCGGGAATATAAAAATAAGAGGTGTAATAGCTGTTCGTTTCATCGTTCCAATAAGTTACCCTGCATTTTCTCTGTAACTTATTCGTCATTGAGAGGTTGATAATCGACTGAAAATCAATCTTTTCGTCGAGATGAAGAATGTGAGTTGAAAACGAAATTTTTGTTTTGTAATTTGGCAGCGTTGCCCTTTGAAGCGTACCGTTCTGATCTCGTTCCGCAGAAGTTTCAAGTCGCTGATTCGGAGTTGATGAAAATGCGGTAATGTACTTATTCGGCATTATGTTGTTGCCGAATTTAAGCAAATAGCCGTTATAATTTGACATATCATCCCCCCCTTTATGTAAATGCGGATTTACCGTTGTGTCTGCGTCTGTAAAGTTCGTCCTGTCTTACCATTTCTTCAAAGAGCGTTGAACCCTCAAGCTCGGCAGTAAACGAATAAGTGTTGCCGCCGTTGTTGCGGAAGATAATGAACATTTCATAAATGCGTTTAAGCAGGTCAAGAATTTGTGTGAGAATCACTGTATCCTGACCGCCCGAATTGTCGAGCATACCCTGCAACTTGTTGAGCGGAGAAATAACCTCAGGGTTACCGCTGTTAGCGCCTGCGTTATCGCCGACAACAGCAAGTGTCGGAGCTTTAACAATACCGCCTTTTGCAAATTTTCGTGCAGGTGATTCTGTGGGTTCTTCAAATCTCGGAATGAGAGGCGGATTTTCAGGCATTGAAAAGCTCCAATCCTGCCCGATGACAGAACCAATTGCCCCTGCAATTCCGCCGATTGCATTGATAACACCGGAAACAAAGTTATAAATACCCGTCCACAAGCCGTTAATACCGTCAATGATAGCATTTACAATAAATCTAAACACGGCACAAATACCATCCCAAATACCTTTGAAAAAGTCGTAAATACCTTGCCAAGCTTTTTTCCAATCTCCCGAAAAAACACCTGTGATAAAGTCAATAAGACCGCCGAATGTTTTCTGAATGGAAGTAACCAATTCACCGATAAATGTAAACACATTATCAAATACTCTTTTTACGGCATTGAAAACATTCTGAAATATAGGTCCCCAAAAGCTGACAAGCCAGTTTACAAACGGCGACAGAAAGTTATTCCACACGGTTGAAACACAGTCTGCAACCTTACCGAAGAAGTTTATTGCACCTTCAAAAACAGGCTTCAGCCAATTTTCCCACGCTGATTTTACGATTGCTACGATAAAATCCCACGCAGGCTTAATCCATTGATTGTAAACATTCATCAGGGTTGTGCCGATATTGGTAAACATATTGCAGATATTCTGAAAAATCTGCTGTCCGTTGCCGTTCCACCATTCGCTGATAATTGTTCCGATATCTCCGAAAATTTGACCGATAAAGTTAAACACATCTGCAAACTGCAATTGTAAATTTTCGAGAAATTCAGTGATTGTTGCACCGTCATTTTCAGTCCATTCAACAAGGCTTTCGGTTGCAGTTGAAAACGCACCCGAAACAACTTCGCCGACTGAGCCCGCAAAGGTTGTAAGACCGCTTAAAAGATTGGAAATTGATTCTTCCATTTGAGGGCGAACATTGTCAATTGCATTGCCTGCAAGTGTACCGAAATTATCAAAAAAGGTTGAAAGGTTGTTATAGCCGTTTGTAAGATTGTTGCCTATGGTGTCGATAAAGCCGATAATCTTTTCCCTGTCTTTTGAAATCCACTTAGCAACACCGCCTGAAATGGTCTGAAACGACTTTCCGCCGATTGTCGCAATCGCTCCGAATGCAGAGCCGATTGCCCCGAGTTTTGCAGAACCGACCTTTTGCATTGTGCCGAATGCCTTTTGAACTATGGGAACAGCATTATCAAAAACGGTCTTGCAGTTCTTGCCTATAGCTGACCAATCAACCTTGTTAATACCTTTCTGTACATTCTCGACAAAGCCTTTGAATCCGCTCTTTTCGTATAGATTTTTGAATGCCCCCGAAAGGTTTTTGCTTGTGTCCTTGACAACATTCTTTGCAACAGCTCCGCCTGATGAACCGCCTGAAGAGCTTTTTGATGATGAGGTGTCTGACTTTGAAGATGAGCTGTCAAAGCTTGAAAGCACATTCAGCTTATCAAAGCCCGCTACACTTCTCTTTGCTTTTTCGGAACTTTTCTGAACATTATCAAGCGACTTTGAACTGTCATCTGCCGTATCCGTAAGGCTTTTGGCAGAATCGGACGCAGATTTGATATTGCTTGCGGTGTTGTTGCCTGTATCCCAGCCGAAGACCTTTGAAAGCGATTCAACCGCACCTTTGGCATATTCCGTTAAAGTTGCAAGTGCGGAACTCAACCGCTTTACAACCTGAGTTGCCACCTGAAGAATAGGTTGACCGACTACGGCAAGGAGCTGTTTCCAACTTTCTCTGAGGTTGCCTGTTACATTCTCCCAACCGTCTGCTTCACGGCTTGCCTGTCCCATAGCACCCGAAAGCTGATTAGCGTCCTTGACCATTTGCAAAAGCGTGAGCTGTTTCTGCGATTCCGACAAATCCGTAAATGACTTGCCATACAGCTTATTAGCCGCCGCATTTCGTGTGGTTTCGGTACAGGACAAACCGAGTGCGGCATCATTTTCAAAGTTGCCTTTGAGAAACGATTTCAGGCTTTCTGCGGTATCTTCAAGCGAACGGTCATAATATGCGGCACTGTCGGCTGTTACCTGCAAAGCCTCCTGCATCATACCCAAAGCACTTGAGCTGTCCATTCCAGTAGTTTTTGCAAAGGCATAAATGCTTGTGCCGACGCCCTGCAATCGGGTTTCAAGAATACCGCTCTGATTGGCAACGCTCTGAATTGCTGATTCTGCCTGTGACTGCATTGTACCGAATGTCTGCTCAAACTGCGAATTTGCCGCCTTGACTTCCGCAGCCGATTCAATGCACTGCTGACCGAACTCCTTGATTTTGGCAACGGAAAGGGCGGCAACCACAACTGTACCGATTTTCTTAAACGAGAATGAAACCGAATTGCTTAACTGCTCACCGCTGCCTTTGATGTTTGAAAACTCTTTCTCGGTTTTCTGAGAAACGCCCTCCGCAACCTTTGAAAAGGACTGTTTCATATCCGTGCTTACATTTTCAAAATCTTTTGAAAGACTTGAAAACGCCGAATCAAACTTTTTTGTAATTGAATCGGAAATCTTATGCAATGTTTTAGAAATATCATCACCCGTAAGCCTGACATCAAGCTCAATTTCACCCGCCTTTGTCGCCATATTCACCACTTCCTTTCATTTTAGATTCTTTAAAAACAAGCATAAAAACAGCGCACACCGTTATGATGTACGCTAATAAAATTTTGCAAAAGAACAGCCACCCCGTTTGGAGTGGCTTTTTGTTTACAAGCTTGCAAAAAAGTTTTGAAATTCTGCAAGAACGGTGTTCATATCTTCGTCTGAATAGTGCTTTGCATTCCTTGACCGCCACTTGTTACGGATTTTGTGCTGTGACGAAGTAAAGTTTTTCAAGACCTCTTTGTCGGTTTCAAGGCGAATTTGAACCGTTCTTGCAAGCGGTGTTTCGGGCCCTAAGCCTTGCAGAAGTGAGCAGAACTCATTCCAACTCATTTTTGCAAAATCCTTTGAATAAATACTGACCCCGTACTCCGAGCGAAAGCTCGACACGATTAAATCAAAGTCATCAATCAGGTCGTAGCCGGGGTCTGAGCTTCCCCCTCGTCAGTCAAATCGCCTGTTGCAATTTTGGCGGATTCGCTGATAAGGGCGTTGAAATCGTGCATATTCAGCTTTAACTTTTCAATCTTTTCTCTCTCGGATTCATCAAAAAGAAGATGATACATTTCGATAACATCTTTACTTTTACCGTTGCCGTCCTCAAAAAGTGCCGCAACTTTGAGCATTGAAACTGCGTCATTGTTGATTGCAAGGTCAACATTTTTAACTCTGACGCTCGGCTTTTCCTCAAAATTAAGCTTGTCTGTAATATCAATTAACTTTGACATAATCGTTCATTCCTTTCGTTTTTTAAGCGGCTGCTGTATATACGGGTTTGCCGTTTGACATAACTTCAAATTCAAGCGGAGCAACACCCGTGCTTGCGCCTGCACCGTTTGATGTAACGGATACAACTGCATTTTTAAAGAGGACGGTTGAGCCGTCGGGGAAAGTCCACATAAACGGAACTTCTACCTTTCTGCCGTTTTCAAATGACAATGCGGCAATCTGGTCGTTACCTGCGTCACCGATTGTACGCTTGCCCTTTACTGAAATTGTGATTGACTTTGCTGTCATAAGTCTTGACTTCCAGCCCTCGTTTTCAAAGGCTGTCCATTCCTCTACGCCGTTGTCAAACGCAACGGAAAATTCTTCGCAGTTAGCAATATTTGTCGTGGCGGATTCCGTGCCTGCCTTGCCGACTGCAAACTGATTTTCATAGCACGGGAATACTCCCGATTCTACTTTTGCCATAATTTTACTTCCTTTCGTAATAGAATTTAACTTCAATGACCTGCTCATACACTCCCTTATCGTCTGTTCCCACATCAATGGGTTCTTCCGTGAGCAGTTCGATTATATAGATTTTGTGTTCCTTAATTTCAACTTTTTTAATGCCGTAAAGCGTTTCGTAAAGTCTGCGTGCAAACTCCTCGGTTTCTCTTGCGTTGTCGGTGTAATGGATAAGCAAAGACACGCTTATTGTATCGTAGGTACTTTCACCGCCGATTGCCCTTGTGGGTGTTCCCGACTGCTTTAATGAATACACACCGATTGACTTGTCCTGCTTGTTGTCAAGCTTGCCAATGTAATAATGCTCAGCTGAGGTAACGCTTTTGAGCCAATCTCTGATGTCCGATAAGTAAATCAAAGTCCTGCTTCCTTTCTGTATAATCTCACAAATGCCCGACTGCAAAAATTCTGCCGTGTACCGCCCTCAAGCCACGGTGTAAGCCACTTACCTCCGGCGGCAATGTTTTCCTCACGGCTGAAATTATACTCGGGATGAAAATACAACCGCCTTGCATACGGAGTGCTTGACACTATTTTAACCGTGCCGTTCCAACTCTGTGCACAATCTTCAAAGGTGTTTTCGTTCTGAAGATTACCCGTATCAAACGGCATTACCTGCGTGTTTTTCACCTGTGTAAGAAGTGCGTCACCTGTCTGTTCAAGAGCCTGTTGCTTTGCCTTGTCAAGCTGTTTTACAACAGGAATATTGAGTTTGATTTTTGATGATACCGAAAATCCCATTAAATCACATCCAATTCCGTAAAATTAACTGTACCGTCAGGGTTGCGGTGTTTTGTACCCTGTACGATGTTTCGTTTTACGCCGTCAAGGATTACAAAGCCACCGCTTAAAGCGGGGCTGTCGGGAGCAATGTCGCCGTCAAAAAGCAAGCCAGCCGACACCTGAACAATTTTCTGATCTTTGGTATAGACCGTCTTTGCCTTTGACTGCATATTACACAAGGCAGAGCCACCGTGCAGGGTTGCTGACGGGTACAAGCTGTCGGAGGGATACAGATTTTTGCATTCAAACACGGTCAGGGGTGCTCCGTCTTCGGTAACACCCTCACCGTAGATTGTGACCTCGACAGGAGTTTTGCAGAACTGCTTTTTTACAAGTGACGGAAATTTCACGGTTTTCACGCACCTTTCAGATTGCAGGATAACAAAGTCCTGTTGATTTTAGCAACGCATAGAGGTCGGCAGGAATTGCCACTCCGCTGATACACATTAAGTTCCAGCTTGCGCCAAATTCCATTGATGTGCCGTTGATTGAATAGCTTTTCAGATAGGAAGAAATCATATCGGCATTTTCTTCTTCAAAAGCAGTAAGTCTGCTATGCACTCTGCCGATGATTCTCTTCTGCATTTCCGAAAGTTTTTCAAAATCAATGCAGTTAAAAGTCAGAACATCAATGTGTTCGGCAGAGATAATGCTGTTTTCATCTCCGCCCTGATGTTCAATGTAATCCGCATACATTACGCAACCGCCGTTGTGTCAACATCGGCATAAATGCTGTCAATTTTGCCGTCCTTGCCGTTCGGGAATACGAATGTGTCGGAAAGCGAACGGTTCTGATAGAGCCAGCCGTCACCCTCTGTGTGTGAGCCGGGAGCAAAGAAGTAAATGCTTGAAATCTTCGGAACAGTCTTGCAGGTTTCACCGCAGGCAACAAGAACATTGATTTTGTGAGCACCTGTTGCAGGCTCAAAACCGCCGTCATCGGGGTTAAAGTTGAAGTTATCGTAGAAACGCTCATCGTCAATAACCTCGATGATAGGGCAACCGTCAATCTCGGTCACTCTTGTTTCAATGCCGATACCGCCCTCTGCAATCTGTGTAAGCTCAATCTTGCGAGTGAACTCTGTTGACTGTTCAAGGCAGTCCATAATGTGAGATGTCACATAGGCAACAAGTGTGCCTCTTGCCTTGTATCTGCGGAGCTTGCCGGCAGAGAGAATTGTTTTGAGCTTTGAATAAGCGTTCTCCTTAGTCCACTCCGATGTCTTTGTTGAAGAATGATATCCGTCTGTTGCCTGAGCCTTTGTTGCAACCTTCGAGAAGAAAAGTGCGTCTGTTTCGGGAGCAACCTGTGTCTGTTCAAATGTCTTTGAAATGTTCTCAACGCTTGCAGTCGAATTTGTTTCATCAACATCTGCCTTGTCAACGAGAAACTCAATGTCACGGTCGTGTTCACAGGTGAACGGAACATCGGTCTGAACATACTTGCCCTTGTTCCAACCGCCGTTGCGATTGTGGTTCTTAAAGCCTGATGTACTCATCTGTGTGAAGTGGAATGTTCTTGCACCAACCCACTTTACATTTGAAGTGATGAACGGTGATGTAAGTGTACCCTGAACGAGAATTTCGAGCAGGTCAGGGCTGAACTGCTCGGCATAGTTATTTGTGTTTGCCATGATTTTTTCAATCCTTTCTTTGGTTAAATATTAAATCTGTTCCATTTTTTGGTAGGAACATTAACCTTTGGTTTTGTGCCGTCCGATGTACCGTTGCCGTCACCGCCGATTTTCTTAACTCCTGTGCCGTTCTCGGCAGGTTTGCCCTTGAGTGCGGGAATATCGTCAAGCACCTTTTTAACAGCCTCTGTCAGTTTTTCCGCATTGACCTTGCCGTCTGTCACAGCCTTTGAAAAGTCTGCAATTTTAAGCACATAAGGAACTGTTGCAATGTCAACGCCCTGTTTTACGGCTTCGAGGGTTGCCGACTGGTTGACTTCTGCCATAAGTTTTGCGTTGTTTGCAGATTCAACTTCCGACTGCATTTTTGCAAAGTCGGGAGTATTCTTAGCTTTCTGCTCCTTAAATGCTCCGATAGCCTGTTTCATTTCATCGGCTGACAATCCCTGCTCCTTAAAATATGACTTCAAAACGGTGTCCTCTGTCACGCTCTGTTTGCCTGTAATAAGGCTTGCGAGCTTGTCATAATCAAAGGCAGGAGCGTTTCCCTGTGGAGTTCCCTGCGGTGCAGGTGTCGGTTCATTGGGGGTTGATGTTGGATTTGGTTCTGCCATTTTTTCATATCCTTTCAGTTTTTCGGGTGTCTCCCGTAATCAGTTTATAGAGTGTCTCTCTGTTTCAGTTTTGCACGGTGTCTCCCGTAGTTTAATGTCTTCGGACAATAAAAAAGCACCTTACATATTCGTAAAGTGCTTAATCCGCTTTTTCTGTTTTAACTGCTTTGGCTCTCGGCTTTTTGGGAGCGTCAGGCTTGACCTCTTCTGCAAAACCGCCGTCAATGAGTTCCTTTGCTCTCTGCTCGGAGCATTCAAAAACTTCATTCACAGGTCGGGTTACATAGCCGTTCTGTTTATCATTAAATGCTGTTGTTACTCTGATTTTCATTCTGTCACCACCTTTCTAAACCGGTCAAAATCGACGGGTTTAAATGCAATAAAAAAGCACTCTGATTTCTCAAAGTGCTGATTTGATGTATTTAGTTCTGTTACGGCAAGTTACAGGCAAGTTAAAAAGTCCGAAAACAAGCCGTTTTTACGAATTGCAAGCCTTTACGGGCAAGTTAAAATAACAAAACCGCCCTTTTTACGGAGCGGTTAGATAAATGGGTCATTACTAATATAGCCGTCTTCTATTAAGCTTTTAAATATATGAGCTTGTTCTTTTTCAAAAGCAGTCAGGTTTTCAGAAAAACCTATTAATTTGTACCTATGTTGTCCATTAACTACATACGGTTCAAAAATTCCAATTCCAGAAGAGAAAAAAGGTTTCTTAATAAGATTAAGGTATTTTTTATATTCAACAACTACTGATTTTGGTGCATTATCGTTTATCAAAAATGCACATCCGTATTGAATAGTACCTGTATTATCAATAGCGTATTTTGCACTATGATAAAACCAATCAACGGGATTATCTATCATTGTTCAACCACCTTTAATGTCATAAATCGTTCAGTCTTTTTTTCGTAATTACCTTTATAATCTTTTACAGTTATCTCTCGTTCTCCAGCGTCAACAACTTCATATGTTGTATTCTTATCAATCAAAAATTCGAATTCAGCAGGACTATCTGAAATTTTGTATAGATAAGCTCCCTTAGTTTCCTTTGGTGCAATAATTTCCAGAGTAGTTCTCGTTGGCTTATCAATTCCACCAAATGCTAACTGTGTATCAGAACACAAGGTTGTGCTGGTAAATCCTTTCTCAGTAAATTTTTTACCAATCATTTTACGCATATCTTCAACCGATGAAGTCGCATTCGTAATAAAATCCACATTCCCCACGGACCGTTTTAATTTTAAAGGTTCGTTCAGCTTGAATTTCGATAGTTCTTTTGATATCTCATCACCAACACCATTAAGGCTACTCACATACTTTTCACCATAGCGTTTTTTAACCTTTTCAAGAGACTCTCCACCTCTTTCAAGAGCGTTGATAATGTCGTAATCACCACCTGTATATCGGTAAATAGAAGGGTTATCATCTCGACTGAACGATACATCTTTATTTAGTTCATAATAATCATTCTGCCAATTTTCAAATTCTTCAACATTACTCAAAGACAGTTGTTTTGTTTCTTTAATTATATCATTATTTTCTGCCTTTTCAACAGTTTTTTTCTGAACATCTGATTTCTGACTTGTGCCTGTATCTATTTTTTTACTCTTTTTCTTTGCTTTTTTTGCTTTATCGTGCCACTCATCGGCTCGGGTTTGGGCAATGCGTTTGTTGTCCTCATCAAGACTGTATTCAGCTCGGCGGTCAAAGCGTTGTGCCTGCCGTTCTGCGTACTGCTGTTTTTCTTCAAGTCCTCTTTGGCGGTCAAGCTGTGCTATCTCATCTTCGGATAAAGGACCGTCCAAATCGTCAAGTTCGGGATAATATGTACTCGTGCTGTCCTTGCAGCGTGGATGAAACAATCCGTTTTTGATTGCGGTTGACAGCAGAGGATAATTGCCGTCAGACTTCTTGCCGTTTGAATACACATCGTCAATAAACACCTTGCCGATATATTTTGCACAATCGGGGCAACCGCCCTGTCTTGAGTTCACAACAACGAGGGATACTCCCCATTCGGCTCGCTTTTCGCCCTCACCACGCAGATAGGCTCTTTTGTTGGCTGTTTTAACCGCCATATCCGCATAATCCGAGAGCGTATGCCTTGCACCGTTTTTGTACTCCACACAATTCAGTCCTGCGTTGAGCATATCCTTGCAGGCGATGTCAACGGCTTGTTCATATGTAACCGCACCCGTATTCATTGCAACCTGAGCGTTGTATATCGCCTTGCGGTACTTGTCATTGCTCATTCGCAGGACTGCCGTTTCCGCTCGTTTTAAATCGTCCGTAGTCGACTTTACGAGTGCGTCAAGCTTTCTTTCGTTGACCTTAAAAAACTCGCCTGTGCTGTGTGCTGACGGCTTTTCTGGCGGTTTAAATCCATTCTTTACGGTTTCGAGTATTTCCGCCTCTTGGTCTGAACTGCCGTCAGCCTTTGCCGTGCGAATCATCTCTTCAACCTTGCTGTTAATGGTTTTGAAACGCTTGCCGAATTTCTTTGCGTTGTGCTTGCGGTACTCTTCAAGACTTTTGAGCTGTTCCGCTTGCCATTGTGACCAGTTGTAACCCTCTTTGATTTCCTCTGCTCTGTGGCGGCTGAAATTGCGCATCATACTGTCGATAAGCTCGTTTTCAATCCTCTCAAAAGCCTCTTTAATGCTGTAATCACTCATTGCTTACCTGTTCGCTGTTATCGTCCTGATTTGCGGTATCTTCGGGTTCATCGCTCGTGTCGGTAAGGTCAACATCATCAAGTGAAGAAGTTTCTTCCTCGCCTGCAATGCCCTGTTCTTCCTTAATTCTCTGCACCTCTTCGGCTTTCCAATCCTCCGACTTGCTGTCGCCGTAAAGCTCGTCAACCGAGGTTTCAACTGACATCAAACCGCCCTGTCTTGCTTTTGACACGGTTTCAACCTGACTTTCAAAGCTCGGATTTGCATATTCGCCAAAGTTTACGGATACTTCCAAGCCCTAAACAATACCCTTGCCGTTAAGTTCACCGTCTGCATTGAGTACAACTGCAACAAGGCTTTGAAGTGCGTTCTGCGTAATTTTCACAAGGTTCTGCCTTGTGTAAAGGGTTGTCTTTTCCTTTTCACGCTGAGCGTCTGCATTATCAAGCTTCTTCGTATCAATGCCGAGAGTTGACGGCGATATAATACCTTGCAAACAGAGGTCGAGGGCAGTAATGTATGAACTCAAATAGCTTTCGTGCTGAATCTGCGGATTTTCGGTGTAAATCCTGTTGCCGTTGCCGTTTTCAGACATATCGTTGCCCACGGTGATAAATCGGTTGTCAAACGGATTCGGCGATATTGGCTGACAGGTTTCGGGATTTCTCGGAACAAGGCAATCAGGCACATACTGCTTTGTTCGGCAGGCTCTAAGTGCGTCCATCCACTGTGACCACACTTCATCAAGGCTGTCGAAAGCGTCTGTTTTTATGCTGATAATGCCCGCACCTCTGCCCTTGTGGCACGATTTGCCGTAAAGGACGGGTACAGCCCACATATATGATTCGTCAAATGTAACGCCCTTTGAATCAATCCATGAAAGAGCGTCAACCGTGTGCAGGTCAATCTCTTTGCCGTTGTCATCATACAAAGCATAGTGAATATAGCCGTAACCGTATGTTTCTTCAAAGCGGTAACGGCGGTGTTTTTGCGTGTAATCGGTGTAAAACTTAACCTCTCGAATTCTGCCACGCACATATGTAAAGTCGATGTTTTCGGCAGGATACCATTCAACAATCGGAACATTTGATACAGCCGTGTCAAAGCTGACCTTAAAAGCACCGTCACCGACAACACATAGGTCACGGAGCATTTGCTTAACCGTGTCGGATAGCTTGTTCTGCTTTTCAATGTCTTCCCAACGCTCTGCATAAGCGGTTGAATTTTTACTTGTAACATCTGTGCCGTTGTAGTCGGCAATTACGATATTCACAAGTGTTTCGCAGATGAGTGCCGGCAAGCCCGTGTGTATTTTACGGATTTCAAGCCCCTTTGTGCTTTTTGCCGCCCAAAACATAGTTTTGTTTGTATCAATCTGCCTGTACAGCTCCGCAAGCTGTCTGCTGTTGCCCCAATACCAAATGCGATTGATAAAGCACTCGGTCAGATGATTGCTTGTTTCGGTGACGGTAATTGTTTTGTCGCTTGCAGGAGTAATCTGCAAAAAGTTTTTAATTCCAGATCTGATAGATTCAGCCATTCTGTTAATCAGCCCCATTTATTTCACTTCCAATAATATTTTTAAACGGCAGCCACGCATATTGACCGCTGTTAATGCAATGGTCGTGACCGTCCTCAGGTGTGTTGTCTTTATCCTCTCGCCAGCTGTAAATTTCAAACTCGGCAATCGTGTTTTTGCAATGTTCAAGCACAAAATAACAGTCGGTGGCAAGCCAGCCGAGTACAAGATTGATTCGGTCGATAATCTTCGTTTTCTTCCATGCATTTGCAAAGTCATAGACACAGCCGTGCTGTCGCTTATACTTTTGAAATTCGGTAATAGTCGCTTGGTCGGCGCTGTCAATAAAAGCCGTGCGTGCAAAGCCCCATTCATCACGGTTGCGGTCAAGAAAATCAATAAAATTCTTCACCGTGTCACTCGGGGCAATAGGTGTTTGCATTTCAGCGTTGTTATAAACTCTTTCATCAAGCTGAACACACTTGCCGTGATTGGTAATGCCGTAAAATGTCATTGCGATAGTGTCAGGCGACTTCTGCGAATAGGCGGTATCAAGACCTGCGGTAAACTGAACAAAGTGTTCCGACTTGCGGTTACAGTTCAAAAACTTTCCTGCCCACTCTTTTGATTTGATATGTCTTGCCCTCTCAAAATTCGGGAACACAAGACCTGTTGCTCTGCCTCGCAAACCTAAGATTTTATTTTTATAGAGCTTTGTACCTTTCGGCGCAGAGTTCTTTTTCTTTTCAATCTGTTCGGGTGTAAGGCTTAAATTGTCGGCAAAAGAAAAGAACCAATACCGCCAATTCGGTACAGGTTCTTCGGTAAGCTCCGCCGTAATCTCTGGAGGAACATCATTTTCATATTTTTTAAAAGGACGGGAGCGGTTGACAAACTCCTTATACACAGGCAGGCTCGGATCATCGGGATTCAGCGTTGCAAGCATATAGTCATTACGGGTTGACATCTCTCGGATAAACTCGATATCGGCGGTGTTGATTTCGTCAATATAAACGCACCCAAACTGCGCACCGAGAACCATTTCCCACTTATCCCGACTGCTGTAACCGAGAATATAGATAATTTTGCCCTCAAACTTGATATGCGGCAGCTTGTAATCCTTGTCGCCGTTACCACAATAGACAGCGTTGCGGTGCAAGTCGAGAATACCGTTGTCCTGTTGAATTATAGTTTCCTCAGCCTTGCCCGTAGTTTTGGCGGCAATTGCGTGAAGCTTCTTCGGCGACTGCGACACCATTCGCATAAACTTAACGCCTGCTCCGACGGTAGTTTTTCCCGAGGCTGTCGTGCCTTCAAGAAATTCAGCTGACACATTCGTTGTGTTGATGAAGTCAATGTATTTTTGCGACAAAGGAAAGCTACTCACTCAAGCCCTCACCGCCTAACTGTCTGAACACATCGGATAGCTTTTCGGACTGCTCAACCTTTGCGTCAACCTTAACGGTGTATTCGCCCGTCATCTTGTTGAGCGTGTCAATCGCCCTGATTCTGTCGGAGGTGTCCTGCTCAGCACTTCGGGCAATATCGGACAAAGCAACCTGTCTGTCCTTTGCACTCATAATGCGCTCATCTTTGAGCTTATCAGAAAGCTCCTTAATGTATTTTGAAACTCCAACATTCTCCAACAATTCATACGCTCTTGCGTTTGCGTAATTTTCTGAATATCCTGCCTGTATTGCACTCTGAACGGTGTTACCGCTCTGCGCATAATATTCCGCAAACTTCCTCTGCCTTGCATTTAATTTGTCTTTCACGGTATCACCGCCTTTCACACTAACACAAAACCGCCCTCAAAAGAGAGCGGTCTATGCGATTTTTTTAACTTAGGAGAGTTTCGCATATGTCCTGTTTGTCAAACTTTCATAATACCATTATACGCAGGGTAAGGGTGACATTCAATGACATTTCAAAATAATTTTACGAGAAATCGAACTTTTTTCGGAACGCCTGTAACGCTTCGCCGTGCAATCTCAGGGTATGCCTTACACTCATTTCCATGCTTTCGGCAATATCTTCCCACCTGTTGCAGTTTATGTAATACTCGGTCAAAATCGCAATGTAACGGTAATCGTCAAGTGCGTTGATTTTACTGCGGATTTCAGTTTTTAACCGCACAAGATTGTCAATCTCCCGATTGATTTCAGCCTGAAGGTCTGCAATTCTGTCCACAATCCGCATAGGGTCATTCACTCCCGATGTCTTAACAGGCTCGTTTTGCTTAACCGATACCTGTGCAATATTCAGCCTAAGTTTTGACAGCTCGTGTTCTTTCGTTCTGATTAACTTGTCTGAAATCCTGACCGAATATAAATAATCTTTAACCGTCAATCCGTATCACGCTCCAAATTTTCAAGAAAATGACCTACCCTTGCGTATGCAGTTATCATTCCTTCAAATATATAAAAGTCTTTTCCTCTTCGCTTTTTGCTGTCATATACTTGTTTTTGCTTTTTGGATAAGAGCTCTACGCATTCTTCTATATGCTGTTTTAATTCTTCAATTTTCATTCTTCTACCTCACTTTCAAGCCAATGTTTTGTGCAGTCAATGCAATTATACTTAAACTTTTCACCTATTTTGCAATTACAATTAATATATGGTGGGTCACCTGATATGTTATATGGGCAACTACAACTCCGAGCCATTTCATCAATTGACATCTGTTTGATTTTTTCAAAGTTAGTCATTCTTAACTTTTCGCAGCAACTGATTCTCTGGATGTGTGATACTCTGAATGCGGTATTTTTAACTACTTTATTATTTACATCAATGCAAAAATAAAAATTAACCGGTACTGATAAATTAGGGTCGTTTTCAAAGGCTTTTTCACCCGTCTTATGTAAAGTACCCTCAATTACAGTGTTATCCAAAAGAGTAATTGTCACACATCTGCCTAAATACCTTTCAAGTTCATTTCTTGTCATTGCTTTCACTCCTTATCCATTTTTACCCCACAGTAAGGGCAATATGGATACAAATCAATGTCCTCGTAAAAAGTGAGAAAATTTTTACACTCAGAACATAAATAATTTGCATAACCGACACCCTCGCTGTCATATTTCCAACTTCCGTGTTTAATCTCTTCCATTTCACACACCGTAGCATTATTAGGTTTACTATCATCAACTTCGATAATATGCTTAACTGTTTCGGCATTTCGTTTTGAATTAAAGTATATCGTGTTTACACTACCGTCTGCGAACGGTATATCCAAAGCATAGTCACCGCAAATATCACGGATTTTTAATTTATTATCCATTTTCTTTTCACCTCATTTCAGCAGTTCGTCAATTGGAATATTAAAGAGTTTTGACATTTCGATTAGAGTTTGAATGTTAGGTTCAAACTCTCCTTTCTCGTAATTAGAAATCGTACTTCTGCTTACATACAGTTTTTTGCCTAACTCAGTTTGCGTTAGTTTGTGCTTTAATCTTAAAGATTTTAGCTTTTCAGGAAATGCCATTTTTCTCACTCTCCTCAATCGGCTGATTCCAACAATCAATCATTTTCTTCACCTCTCAATGATTCGGCAATTCTTTGTTGATTCTTGCGGATAAGGTCATTTATGTTGCAAAATAAATAATATGTCAACCCTCTTATCTCTTCTATATCATCTGTGACCATAATGCGATTAAGTTCACCGTCAATCATATCACGGGTGTTATTGATTCCCTGTCTGAGTTTCATTTCTATCATTCTCCTTTAATTTTTCGGTTATTCTTTTGGTTAAGCCGTTTTCGTTGGTCAGGCATTCTAAGGCTTGGAGGGCATTGATTACGGTTTGCTCGTTGGTTTGGGACTGATACATCTTACGGACGAAGTCGGCGCTTTTCTTTACATTATCCATAATTCTTTGTGAGAGCATACGGTATTCGTCTGCGTCGTTTCTGTCACGCTTATACTCCGTTCTGAGCTTGTCCTGCCATTCAAGGCAGATGTTTATGTCCCAGCCTTTATGACGGTTGTTGTAGCCGACCTTTGCAAGCCTTGAAAAGTATTTGTATTCGGGCGGAGGAAAGCTTGAATAATCAAGCTGACCGTCAATCGCCTTATCTTCAAGCTGTTCAAATACCTGTGGATTGCTGAAATCATATTTTTTCATAATATACCTCTTTCGGAGGGTAGTGGAAGGTTTGGGGCTATTTTAAAGAACCCTTTCTATATATATAATATTAGTTTATTTTTCTTATACGAAAGGTTATAAAAACCCTCAAACCCTCCACCACCCTCCACCTCAACATTCTTTAAAAAGTGAAATGCCGTTGAAAAAGTTATAGTTTTTGCCTCTTACCTTTTCAAATCGTTTGGCAAGCTCGGTGCTGAATTTGGTATTTGACATACAATATTCGTTGTTATCCCCTGCCCAGCTTGTATAGGCAGCATAGAGCGTGCTTGCCTGCACCGAACCCTCTAACACACATTTATCCTCAATGAATGCCGAAATAACATCCATTTCCCGCCTGTACTCTCTCACGGTCTGAAGAACGGCAGACGGCATTTTTAAGCCCTCTTTCTGCCACAGAATACAGCCGTCAATGCACCATTTAAAAATTGCGGTCATTTCTGCCTTGAGCTTATGCGTAAGGTTCTTGTCAATCTTATCCTCGGGTATCTGAACATTGAACGGAATCATATGTATTCTTCGCCAAATGCCTGTATCCGTGCCTCTGATGATCGGTTTATGGTTTGTCGCCATCCACAGCTTGAACTCGGGCTTGAACTCAAACTCTTCACTGTACAGCTTTCTTGCCGTTACGGTATCGTCACCCGTAAGCTGTTTGAGAAGTCCCTCATTAATTCGCACGCCCTCGTTCGGCTCAACCGAGGTGACAAGCCTTGCACCCTTTAACCGTGCAATGTCGCTGTTTATGGCACTGCTTTGAGAGTTTCTTACCATAATTGTTTCAGGCTGAATGTTTGCGGCATAATCGCCGAATACATCACGGATAACATCAATGAATGTACTCTTGCCGTTTCGTCCCGTGCCGTAAAGGAAGAATGCACATTGTTCAGCCGTTGATCCTGTCAGGCTGTAACCGACCGCCTTTTGAATGTAGCGAATAAGCTCCTTATCGCCTGCAAAAATATCATCAAGAAATGCAAGCCAACGGGGACACTCTGCCGTTTGAGAACAGTCAACCGAAGTAATCTTTGTGAAATAATATTCGGGATTATGCGCCCTCACTTCGCCGTTTTTAAGGTTGATTATTCCGCTTGGGGTATTTAATGCCATACGGTATTTATCCATTTGTGCCGGAAGTACGGGGATATGGTGTTCAACCTCGTTGAGCATTGCTTTTTTTGACTTATTGGAGCGGCTTGCTTTCATATGCTTTTCAAATGCTTTTGACATATCTCCGCCGCTTTCCTCATCAGCCTGCAAGTATAGCTTTGCCTCGGCTTTCATAGCCTCAACGCTCTTGTCTGCCATTCTTAACACAACGCCGATATTGTCAACACACCACTTCATAGAATTGTAGTAGTACCATTTTTTCTCTGTATAACAATACCTTACGCTATCACCGAATAAATCAACAAACCTGTCAGCATTACCCATATCGTCAAAGGTGTAGGCACGCATTTTTTCTTCGTCAACCGCTTGAACAGCCTTGCCGTCACCGATTGAAATTGAGTAATCGTTATGCTGTTTTGGGTTATAGGTCTGCGTACAGCCCGACACAGCCTTTTGCAGGGTTATAATACCGTAGGTTGTGCCTGACTGCTTTCTGTCCCACTTATCACGCATTAAGCCTGATTGTCTGAAAATCGAATCCATCTTGTCGGTATCGCATCCGCACCAAAACGCAAGCATATTGCAGAATGCCATATCACCCTCGCTCTGTGACGCATAAGCCGAAAAATCACCGCTGTACAGAGCCTTGAAAAGACTTCCGTTCTTGGCATTGCAGGCGATTCTGACAATATCGTCAACGGTGTTCGGATTAATCTCAATGTTACGGAGCTTAGGCTGTGGCTCTGTTGCCTTGCCGAGATATTTTGAATGCAACGGTTTTATGCTTTCGGTGCAATCGTTTATGTACGCATATGCAGAGCAGTAATCACCTGTCACAACAAAGAATCTGCCGTTTTCGTACATTTCAAAACCGCCCGAATCATTCTTCGCCTTTCTTCTGCCCTCGGGAAGAGTTCCCTTGCAGATTATGTGAACACCTGTTTTGCTCTGCGAAAATTCGGTGTAGCTCTGCAAAGTGTTCACGAACTCGCTGATTATGTTGTCAGCTCCGCCGTTCTTGTAGTCCTCAATATCGTTTGGCATATCGTCAAGGTCAACACCGAAAAACGGTGAATTTGAGAACATAAAGCCTATGCCTGAATATTTGGCAGATTCTCTGACTGCCGTTTCAAAGTCTGACCAAGTGTCCGAGTTATTCGGCATTGCAAAGCCACCCGTTCTTGGATTTATCGGTTTCTTTGAAATTCCACTGTGCGATTTCGGATCTGGATATGACTGCCAGCACACCCAGTTTTTGTAACCTTTCAATTCCTCGGGAACTGCAAAATATTTATTTTTATTTGGGTTTAAATTTGTAAAGCCCATTTTTTCACCTCCATATATAAGGAAAAGCACGGTGAAAATTGCACTGTTTTATGCAATTCCCGAAGAATTTCTTTAAAATCAGAACGGCAAATCATCGTCAATCGGCATATCAACAAAGCCCTGATTTGCTGTCTGTGCAGGTGCATAACTCTGCTGTGGCTGTGCATAGGCTGTTGCCGTTGAACTCTGCGACTGCTTGAAGGTATGCTTTACTGTCGGATACTTTGTAGGATTGAGCCAGCTGACTCGCTCTTGCATTTTACCGTTGTATTCTTCGTGCTTAACGGTTACACGAACAGGCTTTTTCACAAGCTCACCGAGGAACTGTTCAAGGCTGTCATAGTCCTTGCCGTCGGGAAGTCCTGCCGCCTTGCCGAGAGCCATAACCTGATTAAAGCCGTATCCGTTTACCTGCATATCGTTCTCGGTCGGTTCTCTGCGTTTCCACAAGGTATGGAAGATATAACCGTTTTTGTACCCCTGCTCAACATCGTTTCGGATAACGAACGAAATGTTCAGGCAGGTTTTTTCCTCGCCTTTTGAATTAGTGTAGTCACGCTCCTCTGCCTTTGCTATAAGACACTCATAATCGCCCTCGGGCTTGAGTGAATCAGGCTGTGCCGCCTCGCTCCAATTTGCTTTAAATCCCATAATTTTACTCCTTTGTTATTAACTCTATCGCCTCATCGGCACTTCTGCATACTCCTGCAATAGCGCCGTTGAGCCTCATTATTTGTATAAAATTTTTCTGCTTTTCGGTTGGTTTACCTTTGGGAGTTTTAACCTCGATAAAAACCGCCCTGCCGTCTGATTTTCTGACACCGAATAAATCCGAAAATCCGGGCGGAACTCCCGTGTTGAAATATCTTCCGTCCTTTGTAAAGCCTGCTCCCACATTGATACGGAAAATATCGCAGTACGGTGCGATTGCAACACGGATTTTGTTCTGAATTGCGTGCTCTTCTGTCAAGCTATCATTCCTCTCTTTCGGGCCTGATAATATGCCCAGCCCGATTTATAGTTGTGATTCTTTGCATACTCGAGTAAATCTGCGTAGCTGTGACAATCATCGGGTGTGCTGAAATCAAGCTTGAATCCCTCAACCTTAATGAGCTTTGCAGTAGTGTCGGTTTCAACGGTTCTTTCGGCTGTCGGAAATTCATAACCGCAATGAGGGCATACGGCTTTCTGCCCTGCCGGCGGTGCTGAAAAGGTGAAAAAACATTCGGGGCATTGTCTGACCTTTTCCGCCTGCTCCTTTTCAACCTTTTTGACACTCTGCTTTTTGCGTTTTTCAAGCGTCCATTCTCGGTCGTCATCAGGCATTCCGTGCCTTGCATAGTTGCCGACATGGTCAATGATTACCGCCCTTTTGTTTGGCTTATAGCGCATACATCGCATTGACTGCTGAATGTAAAGCGTAAGGCTGTGAGTAGGTCGGAGCAGAATTGTACATTCGCAGTCGGGCACATCAAAGCCCTCTGAAATCAAATCCACATTGCAGAGGATTGTAATTTTGCCGTTCCTGAAATCGGCTATAATCTGTTCTCTCTGTGCCTTTGGAGTAGCTCCGTCAATATGCTCGGCTGAAATTCCTGCGTCACGGAATGCCTTCGCTGTTGCAAGACTGTGCTTTACCGAAGAACAGTAACAGACGGCTTTCTTACCGTCTGCAAGCTGTTTGTAATATTTGATAACATCACCGAATACCGTGTTTTTAATCATTGCCTTTTCAATATCCGCTGTTACATATTCGCCCATTTTAGTATGTAAACCCGTAAGGTCGGCGACACTCGGAGCGTAGTAGTCATACGGGGCAAGGCAGTTATGCTCAATGAGCCATTTTGTACTCACCCCGATTATGAGCTTGTCGTTGACATCGCCCAAACCGTCACCGTTTAATCGGACAGGTGTTGCGGTGACGCCAACCCTCGGAACATCTGAAAAATGTTCGTAAATGCGTTTGTAGCTTTGTGCAAGGCTGTGATGATTTTCGTCTGTGATGATAAGTGCGGGTTTTGGCAGTTTCTTCAATCTTCGTGTAAAGGTCTGCACCATACCGATTTGGCACAAATCCATAAGCACACCCCAGCGGACAAAGGTTCTGAATATTTGGTCAACAAGCTCTCTCCTGTGAACAAGGAACAGCACTCGTTTCCCGTTCCATGTTGTTCGTCTTGCAATTTCTGCGACAATGCAGGACTTTCCGCCGCCACACCCAAGGACTATGCAAGGGGCTTTGTAACCCTCTCGCCAAGCCTGTCTTACCTGTTCAACAAGGTCATTCTGATACGGTCGAAGTTGCATTGCCTGCACCCTCTCTCTGCTTTTCCTGTTTCTTCTGCTTTATCAGCTTTGCGACGCACTGCATACAGAGCTGTCTGCCGTAATTTTTGGTTGTGCCGTCAATGATCTGTTTAACGGTGCGTTTACCGTCCGAAAGTATCGGTGCTTTGCACTCATCACAATACTGTTCGGGTTGCATTGAATAGTATGTTCTCAATGCTTCATCAACAATTTTAAGGTCATTTGATATGTACATTGAATCAAACAAGCCTATCGGACTTTTACAGGTATCGTTACCGTCCGTTTGTGTTGCAAAAAGATACTTGCCGTCAACGACAACAGTTTTTAAAACCGTGGTAAACATTCCCTCGACCGAGATTTTTTCGTCAAGCAACTTGCCGATTGTTTTAGCTTTCTGTCTACCGTTTTCGTCGGTTTCAATATGGCTGAGAAAATAAACAATCGTGTCATTTGGGAGAGTTTCAACCTCTTTCACAAGCTCCCAAAAATTTTTACCGATATCGGTAAACTTCTGAAAGCCTGTTTCCTTGGCTCTTCTCATATACTCGTTAGCCATGAGATACTGTGCGTCATCAACTGCAATCGACTTGCATTTCTGCTTTTTGATAAAGTCCTCAATATCAATGTAGTTATCGGAATTGATAGAAGAAGTAAATTTGGTTCTGAACGGAAGTGATTTTCCGTTCACATTTACAAGAGCAAGTTCATTTGCTTTGAAATTTCTTAAAGAGGCAGATTTTCCGCTGCCTGAATATCCTAAAACCAATACAGGTAATCCCATAAATAACACCTCACTTAATACTTAATGACTGCTTTGATTCCATATGGACGAAGGGGATTTCTTCGCCCTTTTTGCAAAGAGCCTTGACATCATTCTTTTTCACTTCGGGCATATTGTACTTTAAGAGGTGGTCAAGATTGTGTTCCTCCGTCCACTCAACAAATGAAATTTCATCATCAACAACAAGGCTCGGAGCGTTCTTTTTAAGCGACATAACCGCTCTCGGCATATCAATCTTCTGTCTGCCGAGCGCCTGCATTGACTTAAACAGATAGGTTTTAAGGCTCTCCGCCTGTTTTTCTTTTTGTGACTGTCTTTTTGCAATTGCCGCCTTTTCAGCTTTAAGCATTTTAGCCTCGGCAAGAAGCTGTTTGTAGTAGATTGCAATGCTCTCGGCTTTCTCGTCAAATTCGCCCTCAATGCCCGTGAGAGTATCGAACCACGCTGTCAACATTTTATTCTTGTATGCATCCACATTGGCGATGATGTTGCCGTCATCATCAATCGGCATTCCGTCCGCATTCGTATCTGGTTCCCATTCACTGATTGCATCGTACTGACTGAATAAATCCGAGAACATCTCGGTAAGCTCATAAAGTTTCATTTTCGTTTCTCCTTAAAGATTTGTGTTCTGTGTGGCAAGTGCATTGATAAGATGTTCAACCTTGCCTTTGAAAAATTCCTTGTCCTGTGACTGCTTGGCAAAATCGAGCATACGGACAAAGCTGTCATATGCAATTGAAAAGTATGCCTTGAAAACATCCTTGTCATCTGATGAACCGTCAGCCGTCTGAACATTTTGCAGTCTTTCTTCGTACTCCTCTTTCTGCTTGCGAAGAGCCTCCTGCTTTTCGTCCTCAAGCTGCTTTCTGACGATTTTTTCATTATTGCGATACTCCGCTTCGAGCTCGTCATAATGCTTAATGTTCTCTCTTTCCAAAGCCTTAATCGTTTCATTAAGTCTGCGTTCATTGTCGCTCGGTTCTGCAACGGCAACTTCAATAGGACGGCTTTCAAGCTCCTGAACTTTATTTGTCAGCTTGAAATTTTTGTTCTTTTCCTCTGCAAGCTGATTTTCAATATTGCGGTAGCTTTCTTTTGAAGTGTCCGCCTGTTGCTTGTAATAGTCGGCGTCTTTCTTAGCGTTATTGAGCTGTCTGCAATAGTCAATGCTCTTGTCGGTTGCCTCCTGCTTTTCAGCTTTAAGGCTGTCAATTTCAGTTTTTAACTGCTTGACCGTTGTGTTTTCAAGGTCAAGTTTTTCGGCGATTTCAGCCTGTTCGGGTTCGCTTATGGTAGCGAGCAAAGCAAGTTTTGTAACACCTAAATGTAAACTCGAGTTTACATTTTGAGTGTTTATATTTTCGATTATCGAAATATACTTATGAGCCTGCATTCTGCTGAAACCTACCTCTGTTTCGCAATAGTCCTCAAAGTTCTGATATCCAAGCTCCTTATACAGCTTGTTGTCACGCATTGTTTTAAGTCCGTTGCACATATCCCATATGTTCTGCTGTGCAAGGTTTGCGCTTACGATTATCTTCTGATGAAGCTCTATCGCCTGCTTATGCTGTTCGCTTACTGTTATTTCTGACATTTTTTATATCCTCCAAAAATTCAGCGTATTGCTTTTCAAATTTCTTGATTTCATCCGGCTTTTTAAATCCGCTGTCACGCTCATTTTTGTAACCGTGGCACTGCATTATTTCCAATGTTTCGGGATTTACTTCAATCGTAAAAAACGGGATTTTCGGTTTATCTTTATGACGAATGAAAAGTATTATCGTGTCACCTCTTGCGTGCCGTCTTACATATCCGCCGACGCAATGCTGTAATATTCTGCCCTCTGCTATTATTTCTTCACCGCTTTTTGGGGCAAGCATTATAAGGCTGTCTGTGCTCATCAGCAAAGGAGAAAGTGTCTTTGCCATTTTTGCAATCTGCTCCGTTTCTTCTTTGTTTGCATAGAAAGCAACCTTTTCAAGCGTTCTGTCGTGAGCCTCTTCAAGATGAGCCGGCATTATTTCTTCGATACCCTCGGGAAGTTTTTGGCAGTTATCAAGATAATCCTTCCACAGCATTACTCTCCGATTGTTTTTGCCATACTTCAGAATCTGTCTGTATGTAAGGTTATTTTTGTGAAGTTCATCTACAGCATAAGTACTGAGCTTTGACAGCTTGCTTATGAACTCGCTTGCCATATGAATGGTCGGTTCTTCCTTTATCACACTGCGGTAAAGTTCAATTGCACTTGAATCATAATCTGCGAAAAAGTGCATATCCTCCTTACGACATCCGAGCATTTTAAGCAGATTGGTTTCTTTCCAATGAATTTTATTGAGTGAAAGTTTGCCGTCAATCAAAAGCTCTGCAATATGCTCAAAACCGCCTTTAATCAGGTATTCTGCATTATTGTGCCTTACATATATGTTCAGCCATTTGAGAATCCCTTGAACCGTATATCTGTTTGAAAGCTCATCCGCACACGAATATCTGAGATCCGTATCGGTTATTACATCGAGATTTAAAAGTACGGTTGAGCCCCAGCCTGAATACAAGGTTTTTTCTGACGGACCCCAATACCACGCAAAACCTTGTGATGTAGAGGGGATAACTCCGTCTGTCTTCAGCGGATAAAATGATTTATCATACCAGCTATATGCAAATCTTTGCATTGCGTGCTGTTCATATACATAAAGATATTCATCCGAAAAAGTATATCGGGGCATCATTTCGACAGGATTTTCATTGTACAAATCATCGGAAAATAACTGATATGCCGTTACAAATCTGATGTACAGTCTGCCGTCAACAGCAAAGCAAAAACCAAACTTGCGACTTCTTTCAAGTTTTTTTCTGCCGTAGTACAGGGCTTTTGCTTTTACGCTTTCCTTGCAATGACCGCAGACAAATTCCTGATTATGACAAAGTCGGAGCTGTTCGCCGATGTGCCAGCTTTGACAGCTTGTGCAGAAATAGTCGCAGGTTCTTTTGCTTTTATTTTCGTAGAAAGCATACTGCGGAAAGTACATTGCTATCTGCTTTTCATGTTCATCTGTCAGGTCAGGAATCTTATTAAGCAGGCTGTCAGGATTTTTAATCATGCTGACACCTACCAATCTATAAGATTGCCGAGATCAAGAGTAACAGGATCCGTTTTCTGCTCTGCGACATTAGGTTCTTCAAGTTCGTATTCAGACATATGTATCTGCATTGTGAAAGTAACCTTTGCTCCGGGGAAAATCTTACCGACAATCTGCTGATACACATCAAGGTCGGAAACTGCAGCGGGGAGCTTCTTTCCCACTTCGTCAATCAGGTTTTCAAGGTTTTTTGCAGCCGTAACGGCTCTTGCAAATTCCTCGTTCTGCTCTGAAAATTCGCAGAGCATTTTCTTTACCGGCTCAAGAATTGCTTTAGATTTATGGTCTTTAAGATTTTTTTTGTTGCACAACTTGATTTTTTCTGTTGCAGAGGATATAATTGAATTAGGTTTATTGTTCTTTGTGCTTGTGGCATTCACAGTGTCACAGGCACTTTTTTTATTGCTCATTTCTTCACCCCCACACATTCAAAACCGAAGGATTCGGATTCAGGCGTTTCAAGTGCTTTGAGCTTGCGTTTTAGCTCTCGGTTTTCGTGCCTGTAACCGCTTGACGCTGTTTTTTCGAGTGCAAGGTCCGTTCTTGCGTTTCTCAGTTCAATGCTGAGATGTCTGTTCTCTGCTCTGAGGTTTTCAATATCTTTGAGCAGTTTTCTTTTTGTCGGGTAATTTCTTAACCGCATTTGTTACACTCCTTTCAACGGGTTTGAACCGAGAATATAATTGAGAAACGGTATTCTCGGGATACGGATAGATGTGCCGACTACAATTACATTGAATCCCAATTTTTCGGGTTCGTCCTTTGCCTGTTCACGCAATTTTTGCGGAGCAACTCCAATAGCCTTTGCGGCGTCCTCAGAAAGCAAATAGAAATCACTGCTATCCATAATTTCTTTGATTTTTTTGTTCATCTGAACTGTGTCCATATGTACACCTCCTTAATTTTCGTTGGTAATTTTGTCTGAAACGATTTCGACTGATTCAACATCAGCTACGCTTCCTTTGTATCAATAAGTTTAAGTTTTGCCATTTTCTCACATGCTTTTCGATATTTTATTGCTTTACACGACCTTAAATGTTATGATTAACTATGAAAGGAGGCATAAATATGAATGATATTTTATCGTGGTTGACTTTAATAATATCCGCAGTTTCAACCTTATGCACTTTGGTTCTGTCTTGGATATTATTTAAAAAGGAACAGAACAAAACCTATCTGAAAGAACGATATGAATTAGTGATTTTCCCCATATTCAACCTGCTTGAAGAACATTTGTACAAAAAGGAAATTACTTCTGAAATTAAACAAGCCGTTGAAAAATGCGAAGATATTATTGCCGATAATAAACTTATCGCAGGCGGAAAACTCAGCTATGTATTTTCTCTTCCATTAGATAAAATTAACTTTCAAAGCATTTCAAAATTAGTCGACAAAGAATATGATGATTGTTGTTGTGCTTTAGGAATTCCTTTAAGACCGTTAGATAAAAAGATGTATACATACAAAACACGAAACATAAAAGTTTTAATATTAGGAATTACTAAATATTCAATGCCGTTGATTGCGGTTTTCCTATTATCAGTAATTCTAATTGTACTTTTTGAATACTTCTTTCTTAACGGATAACCCCTGCTTTGATAAGCATTGCTATAATCAGCAGAAGTAAGCTAATTGCGTTGAGAATAAACACTACAAACATTAAAAACTTGTTCAATTTTCATTCTCCTTTGCCCACTTAATCAGATCCATAATTTGAGCGTCGTGCTTATCAAGGTAGCTGTCTATTGTTTTATACAAATGGGCGGCTACTATTTTTATAGCTAATACTGCTGAAACAAAAGCTGTGCAAAGCATTAGCAGTCCTAAAATTATTATTACTTCCGTCTTTCTTCACCTCCTTACGCTGTTTTCTGTGAATAAAGCAATGTGTTATTGTTTTAAACGACCTTGTATGGTAATATTAAACAAAGGAGTGGTACATATGCTTGATAAGAAATGCAGAAAGATTGTAAAATGCTGTTTAAAATATTATCCTGACGAAAGAACTATTCAAACAATAGATTTACAAAAACACCTAAATTTCAGCAAGATTGAAATACGCTATTGCTGTCAGAGATTGAATGAATTAGGTTTCTTTGATTCATTTCAAACTTCAATAGAAGACACGGTTCATTTTGTTCCGAGTTATAAATTGTTTAATTATAAAGAACACGAAAGAACGAAGATTAAAGAGTTTTTGATAAACTCCGTAGCAATACCCGTCATCGTGTCAACACTATCAAGCATACTAATAACGCTGATAACACTGATGATATCAGGGATACTGCAATAGATGTAAAAATCGGGTGTTTCATTAACCATTCAAGGATAAACACCTTATCTCACCCCCTTAGTTTTTGTTGGGTTGCAGTTTCCTTTAAGAAACTACATCAGCAAAAAAAATAGACATAATCTTATCTGAATTAAGTCCGAGAATTTTTGCAAGCTGTGCAATTTCTTCCTGCTTGAAACAAGTGACACCATTTATCCTTGTATAAAGTGTCTTTTTATCAATTCCCATTTTTTCAGCAAGTTTTGGAATTGTAAAATTGTTTCTTGCAATTTCAGCTTTAAGATCACTTGTATTCACTTTCTATCACCTCGTTTCCTTTAGGACACTTAAATTATATACTGCTTTCAGTCCTTTGTCAACCACTTTAGGAAACTTTTTTATATTTTTTCGGTTTAGTAGTTGCTTTTTTGAAACTTTGTGTTAAAATATAGTTACAGACCTCTTATAAGGAGAGACAAAAATGGATATAGGAAAAATGATTAACCAAAGAAGAACTGAATTAAAACTAACTCTTGAACAGGTAGGGCAAGCAGTTGGTGTCGGCAAGAGTACCGTCAAAAAATGGGAAGACGGTTATATATCTAATATGAGAAGAGATAAAATAGCTTTATTAGCCAAAGTCTTAAAAATGAACCCTGTTTCTTTTATTACTGGTGAATTTAAAGAAGAAGAAGACCAAGCAATCCCACTTCCACAAACAAATGTATTTATGCGACCGGTATATGACAGCATTTCGGCAGGGTTCGGAGTGATAGCTCAGGATGTGCCTGTTGACTATATGCCTACATACATCACCTGTCCGTCGGAACAGGATAAATATATATGGATAAATGTTCACGGCGATTCTATGAGCCCTCTGATTGATGACGGCAGTAAAATTCTTATTAAAAAGCAAACCTCCGTTGACAGCGGTCAGATTGCCGCAGTCCTCGTTGATGATGAAGAGGCTGTTGTTAAAAAGGTTCTCTACAGCGATGACACCGTTGAGCTGCATTCAGTCAACCCCTACTATCCACCACGAGTGTTCAAAAATAACGACATCACCCGTGTTCAAATCCTCGGTCTTGTAAAAGAAGTAAGTAAATCACTGCAGTAAGGAGAGTAACTATGGCAAACAATTCACTTATAACATTAAACTGCCCGAATTGCGGCAGTCAGCTTGAAGTTAATTCTACAGAGATGAAAACCAACTGCAAATATTGCGGCACTCAAATTCTTATTAAGGATTTCATTACCGAACGCAGAATTGATAAAAATGACAAAATAAAGGCACTTGAAGATTTGGTAAACAATGCGGCAAATAACGGCGATTATGCAAAGGCATATAAGTACAGCGAAGATATTTGCAAGCTCGATTCATCAAATGAAAACCTTGTCAAGATGAACCTTTTCGGCTTTATGGCAGGCAAGATTGATTTTAACAGTTCATTACTCGATGATTTGTACTCGTTTTCTCCCGATGAACACAGAAGCTACCTCAGCAGGATTTTAGGGGCAGTCAACACTCGTAAGCAAAACGAGCTTGACAAGGCTCTCAAAATTGCCAATGAGCAGAGAAGAAGAACCGAGGCGGCTCAGATTAACAACAAATATACCCCTGTTATTTTTCAGATAAATACCGAGATAAACAAGATGAAGCAAAAGCGTTGCAAGTGCGGTCATATGCTTGAATACAACGAAAATGTTTGTCCGAGCTGCGGTATGAATTACGGTGACTATCAAACTGAACTCACCCGTATTAAAAAGGAAAAGAACAAAAAAATGGTAAAATTGGGCATAATCATCGGCGTGCCTGTTGTAATTGCCATAGTCGTTTTTGCATTTGTTTACAATGCAAATCTTGTGAACAATATAAATACCGCAATTGACAGCAAGAATTATTCAAAAGCTGAACAGCTGATTGACGGCTATCAGGAGGCTAACCCTACACGAACAGATGTTTATGAACTCTACGCCGACCTCTATCTTGCAGAAAACAACCCCGAAAAAGCCATTGAAAAGCTCGAAGAAGGAGTCCGCCGTGTTTCCTCATCAGGCAAAAAAGATTTGCAAAATAAAATTGACGCAATCAAACAGGAATATAATTTGGAATAATCCCATGTCAAACCGTTGCCACAGCACCATACACCGACAGCCATGGTCTGCCGATTAAATAGAATAAATGAAAAAGACCGCCCACAGCTGGCACTATGAGCGGTCAAGGGATAAAATATGAGTAAAAAGAACAGTAAAACACCGTATAACACGGCTAATGAATTCAGATATAGCAAACAATATAATAACACTACCAACGAATATATTCAGAATCGCTTAATTGCTCAAATTAGGTGGTACGGTGATAAAAGCAGAAAAGAGCAAAAACGCTATAAACAGTTATCTGTTGTTTCTATAATTGTAACAGCAGTCATACCGATATTTACACTACTACTTGATTTTGATTTCATAAATACATTTGCTAAAATTGTAATAGCAGTTCTTAGTTCGTGTGCAAGTGTTATTACCGGAATAAACACATTGTATAAGCATAAAGAACTTTGGGTTCAATACAGAACTAATTGTGAACTGCTAAAAAGTGTCCTACATAGATTTTACACACAGTCTGATGAATTTAACGGTAAAACAGAGGAAGAAGCGTTTAAGATATTAGTATCAAGTTGCGAACAATATTTTGTAAAGGAATTTGATAACTGGAATAACATTTACTCCTCAATAGGATCTTCTACAAGTTCATAAGATTTTTCAAAGATGTCAGGTTTACAGGGATACTTTTCGCCCCTTAATCCGGTAATGATATAATCTCCTACACTTGCTTTCATATCACCCTCAAGTGTATGGATAATCATTTCTTTGTCAGTCTGATATGCTTCAATTACAATTGGTTTTTTACGATATTTTTTAATCTTTTGTTCCATTTTTACAACTCCTTAATTTATTTTTAGAAAGGATGATTATATGCCCAGTTTAAAAACATACGATATATTTATTAGTCACGCTTGGAAATACGGAGAACAGTATACCGACTTGATGGATTTGCTTGAAAAAGCACCTAATTTCAACTTTAGAAATTATTCTGCTCCCTCAGATAATCCATTGAAGAACCTCAACAACACTGATGTTAAAAACAAATCTGAGATTACAAGTGCTATTAAAAGGAAAATCAAACCCGTTAACGCTGTTGTAGTAATATCAGGAATGTATGCAAACAACAGAGAATGGATGGAAAAAGAAATAGAAATAGCTCAGGAATACAGCAAACCAATCATTGCAGTAAAACCTTGGGGTAATACTAATGTTCCTACATACATTCAAAATGTATCGGATGTAATCGTTGCTTGGAATACATCCAGTATTGTTGGTGCAATAAGAGAATACTCTCTGTAAATTATTATAACCGAAATAATTATTTTTGTAAAATAAGCAAATTTGTAAAAATTGTACAAAAGAGAAAATTAAAAATGAATATATATACAAAACCGCTCTGCTCGACTGGTCCTCGAACAGAGCGGAATCATCCACACAGGGTGCAGATGATGCAGTTTAATGCAAGATAATTGTATCACATTTCCTTGTGTTTTTCAAGTAATTTAAAGCACAAGGGATTTTTGCACCCTTTTTAAAGCAAAAGGAGTGTATTACATTATGAAAAAACGAAAAGACGGTCGCTATCAGAAGAACATCTATATCGGTCGGGATGAAAACGGTAAACGAAAGTACAAATCCGTATGTGGCACATCACGAAAAGAGGTTGAAACGCTTGCCGCCGAATTAAAACAAAAACTCGGCAAAGGCATAGATATCTCATCTGATGATACATACGGATGTTGGAAAAAACGCTGGCTAACGGTTCAGAGGTCACTGCAAACACCACAGCAATACAAAACGCTTGAACGGTATCTCAAACATTTTACAGAACTTGAACCTTACAAAATCAACAAGCTGACAATTGCCGACTTTCAGGAAATCGTGTTCGACTTAGCCGCTAAGAACCCAACAACAGGCAAACCCACAGCGAAAAAATCGCTGAAAGAGTTCATCGCAACCGCAAGCCGAGTGTTTGAGTATGCCATTGAAAACCGAGCTATCGACTTCAACCCACTGAAATATGTCAAAATATCAAAGAATGCGGCAAAAAAGAAAGAGCGCAGAGCTTTGTCACCCGAAGAGCAAAAGCTAATAATCAACACTCCTCACAGAGGAAGACTGCCGGCAATGATTATGTTGCTTGCAGGACTGCGAAGAGGTGAATGCCTCGGCTTGCAATGGGCGGATATTGACTTGAAACACAACAAAATAAATGTTCATCAGACTTTGGTTTTTGACGGAAACAATTCCTACATAAAAGCAGGAGCGAAAACAGAAGCAGGTGTCCGCAAGGTTGATATTCCAACCGTTCTGTCAGACTATCTGAAAAGCCTTGCACCCCACTCCCCATTTGATTATGTAGTCACAACCACCAAGGGCAAACTTATGACAAATTCAGCGTGGCGGAGATTGTGGGAGAGTTACATCAATTGCTTAAATCTCGAAGCGTTCAATTCACAGCAAGGCAAAATTGTCGGTATTGCTCCACGCAGTAAATATTGCCCCGATGGTATTCCGCAGGTCATAGAACCGTTTACAGCTCATTGTCTTAGACACACCCATGCAACAAATCTTTTCTATTCGGGATATGATATTCTCTACATTCAACACCAGTTGGGGCATACCAAACCCGAAACAACCTTGAACATTTACACGCATTTAATGCAAGATGATACTGAAGCACCTGCGAAAAAACTTGATGATTTTCTCAATCGTAAAATAAGCTAAAAAATAAATGCAAGGCAAATGTTAGGCAACTGAACTTGAAAAGTCCGATAAACACTAAGCTTTTCACACATTTATTAAGTGGTTTGGGACCAAGATGCCGCAGGTTCAAGTCCTGTCACCTCGACCAAAAAAGGTGGTTTTTTAACCACCTTTTATTTTTTGTTAAAATTACTTAAAATGCCTTAAAAGTGGCTTAAACACTGGGTTTTTGAGATTTCAAAAATTCAGTTGAGTA